ATTATCTCATATTTAAAAAAATATGTCAAGCATTTTACCTACCCCAACCAGGACGGCGAGGTTTTTTCTTTTCTTTTTCTTTTCGTCTTTCTGAAAATGTCATTAGAAAAACTATAATACCACCAACAATAAGGCCTGTAACCATACCTGTGATTATATCAAAAAGAAACATAAAAAATGGAGTGGACTAGCTCTTAACTGCTAGGGGTAATTTTGGTGTGCCCTCCGTTATTGGCTAGCCCACTCCATATACTCAATCAATTACTTCTTTTGATTAACAAAATCGTAAAATTTCTGAGCTGTATCCATAATCTGTTCGACGCCGGGTACCGTAGGCATTTCTACCTTTGTTACCAATTCATCTCCTTCTTTCTGAATACTGGTTTCAAACTGACCCCATTTTGCATGGTAATCATTCTGTACAAATTCCTTGGCCATACCAAGCAGTTCTGTACGGATTTCATAACCATTCTTATTAAGGGTTACTTGTGGCAATTTTGCCGCATCGGCAAATTTCTGCCATTGTGTTTCAGTTGTTTTATTTTCACTCATCATAATTTCCTCTGTGTGTGTAAGTGTGTTAAAATATCACCCATAAAAAGGCGGGTGTTAAATAAATAAAAGCTATTATAGCACAAGCTGATAATAAAGCAATTATCTCTTTCATTTTTATTGTACCTCTGTGTGTGTGTTTAATGTTAACCTATTTTTACGAGTCTTGGTTTTTTCTCGTCTGGGATAACTCTCTCAAGATTAATCAAGAGCATCCCATTTTCCATCTTTGCATCTTTCACAACGATATCATCCGCCAAAGTCCACTTACGGCTGAACTGACGAAATGAAATACCACGATGTAAAAGTTCTACATCATCAGCCTCTTCCTTCTTGGCTTTAGTGCGAACTGTAAGAACCCCATCACCGACCTCAACTTCTAGGTCATCACGGGACAAACCGGCAAGGGCCAGTTCGATAGTAAAATCTGTATCACTATCCTTACGAATGTTGTAGGGTGGGAAACCAGTTGATGCAGCCTGGTGTGATGCGTAGTCTTGTAGCCGGTCAAAGACACGGTCAAAACCTACAGCATAGGGGGTTAAAAGATTCCGATCAAAGTGATCGAATACGTTTGCGAGTGCTTGTGTAGTTACCATTTCAGTATCCTCCTTAAATATCAAGCAAGGTTAAATTGAGAAACCCCGAAGGCATTTCTCACTTCTATTTATGCAAATGTTACTATTGACATAATAACAAATACACTCCACAAGATGACCCATCCTAAAGCGGAGAGCCATTTGAGAACAAAAGCATATGCTCTCAGTGGTTCTAAATTTCCAGCGCGCTGATGAATTTTCAAAGCCCTCTGCAATTCAGTCTTAACTGCTAAAGGTAAAGGCCGCATATCGGCCGACCATTCATCCCAAGTCTGGAAAAAATCTAAATTCGATTGTTTGTAAGCAAGTTCATAAACATCTTTTGGCTCCCACTGTTCAGCCCATGCCACTAATGTAATGTAATCATGGTCCGCAACGTGCTCATACTGAATCTTTATATTCGGTAAAAACTTGGCCAGTTGAGTAGCTAAATAATCTACTAATTTATTCCGCTTGATCAATATTCTTTCTCCTACGTTGTAGTAGTTTACGATTCTTTTGGGCTGTCTGCAAGTGATGCCGATTAGCCCTTTGAATAAAAGTAATACCATCTAAATGGTCTACTTCATGCTGGATAATCCGTGAAGTCATACCCACAAATCTCTCCTCATATTTAGTACCATCCACATCATAATACTCCAATACAATATCTGTGGGACGTTTGACCTTTACAAACAGGTCAGGAAAACTCAAACAGCCCTCAATCATATACATAGTTTCTTCACCAAACTCTGTAATCTTGGGGTTGAAATAAGCAGATGAAAAATCTTCAACACCTTCAGTCTGTAAATTGCCCATACCGATTACAATAACACTGGTATCCAAACCAACCTGAGGAGCGGCGAGGCCAACTCCCGGACCTGCGCGCCGTGCGTCCTGTAGCTCTTTCACCAATTCTTTTGGATCCATAGATGGATCCTCAAAGTTCCACAAAGAAACCTTTTTCCTCAAAATTGGATCTAATTCTTTAACTAAATTCATATCTATATTATACAACATTCTCAAAGAAATGTCAAGGACATTGGGTAATTCATTATCAATAATTCTGTCCTCTCTGCAGAAGAAACTCGAGCGTTAATAGAATGGGTTTTTTCCTCATGCCACACAAACTCATCGCGTGGAAGCACTATTTCCAAGTCTGGAAAGTGGTAATAACTAAGGGCCCAGCGCGCGTTGGTGCTGCGCAGTTGCCGAAGCAAATCCATATGGTCTGCGTGGTCGAAATCATCCTCAGTATAGTAATGTTCCATGTTATAATAAGGTGGATCCACATAAAAGAAAGTGTCTTTACTATCATACTCAGTTATTATTTTCCGATAATCATCATTCTTTACGGTTAGTTTGGCTAGCTTTTTTAGATATTTGTCATCACCTAGCTTCTCTGTGAAGATTTTGTATTTCTCTTTGTATTTTGTTTCTATGTAAATCTTACTCTTTTCAGTTAGATTATCCCCACCTGTAAATATCTGCATCTGTAAAAGCATATACTTGGCAGCCATATTGAAGTCGGGTATATCAAACCTAATAGACCTGTAAGAAAAGACCTCATCTCTATACTGCTCAAACTTCTCAGGGTTGTGTAAGTCATCATAATAGGACATCAATACACCCTTGAATAAATCTGGGTCATCACTAGCACAACTAAACACATTACATAGGTGCCTGTTATAATCATTATAGACATTAGTTTCTACAGGAGTCTTGTTTGACATCCAATAGACCCACATAGCACCACCGAATGGCTCCACATATGTCTTTATGTTAGACGGTATATATGGACTTATCCATGTTGAGTGTTGTTTTTTGCCACCCATATACGGAAACATTATGATACCACCTGTGTAAAATTACCTTCTTTTCTAAACATAATCATATGCTCAAACTTGTCAATGGATAAATCTGTTTTATGTGAAACTAAAAATACATTCTCATTTGACAGTGTGTCCAGTATCCTTAGGAATTCCTCTGTGCCATTGGCGTCTAAACTACTGTCAAATATTTCATCAAGGATAAGGAGATTGGTGTTGGTGCTATTCTTCATCTTGGCTATCTGTCGCCATGTAAAGAGAAGTGCCAAGTCTATTCTCATTTTTTCACCTTCACTAAAGTTAGCATAGCCAAACACATCACGGAATCTACTCTGTATCGTTTCATTGAATTGCTCATCTAAATTGAATTTCACCTGGAACTCCAACTTGTTTAGATAACCATTGATAAGTTGGTTCATTATGGGGAGATACTTTTTGATAATCTTGGTCTTGATGCCGGAGTCCTGAAGAAGTTGTTTGGCTATGGTAAAATAATTACCATCTTCTGTCATCTTATTCTTCTCTTTCTCTACCGTAGTCATCTCTTCCTTATAAGTTTTGAGTTTAGTTTTATCTTCTGACAATTCACCATCTACATTTTTGATAGAGTCCATCTGCTCAACCAATTCATCACTAAAATTGATAATAGAGTTTGATGATGATGTTTTCTTTGCCGCCTCTACTTCCCAATCTCTAGCATCTTTTCGTATGTCCTCATATAATTTACTTCGGTCTTCCATCTCCGATACTTGAGCAACTAACTCACCTAAAGCGATATCATTGGCTGCCAGTTTTACATTTCTATCCTCTATGGCCTGCTTCTTGAATTCCTCATCTATGTGTTGCTCACAAGTTGGACACTCATCATTCTTCTCAAAAAATTCTATCTCTTGTCTAGCCTTACTCGCCTTGTCTTGCAACTTCCACTTGAAGGAAGACATTTTTTGTGTATCTTCATCCAACTTTTCCTGTTTCGGTTTGATGTTTGTATTCCAATCATTGAATTTGGCCTTTAGATCACTTGCTTCCTTTTTAATCTTATCATACTCTAGCTGGTTCTTCTCTAACTTTTTCTCTAAAGATATAAGAGATGTTTTGCCTTTCTCTTTTGTCTTTGTGATATGGTCCTGGGTCAACTGAATTTTACTAATCAACAATTCATATTCATAAGTTATTTCTTGTTGCCGGATTTTCAATTCCTTTCTTCGTTGCTTGAGTAATACATTCATCATAGAGAAAATCTTAATGTCTAAAATGTCCTCGACCACTTCACGCCTATGGGATGGTGTCAACTGCATAAATGGAACAAAAGATGATGAACCTAGAATAACCACCTGAGTAAACGACCTGTAATTCAATTTGAGTATGTTGTTTTCTAAATGGCGCTGATAGTCCCGCACACTAGCGTCCTGGTCTATCAGTTTATTATTCATATAGATTTCACACTTATTTGGTTTAATGCTTCTGACTATGTGATACTTCTTTCTGCCAATACTAAACTCCACATCAACTCGGCAATCTGAACCATTCACACTATTTACCAATTGGTCTTTGTTTATCTTTCTAAAGGGCTTACCGAATAAACCGAAAGTCAAAGCATCTAACATAGTAGATTTGCCTGAACCATTGTCTCCTATTATTAAAGTTGAATGGTGTTTATCCAATTCTATCTCTATGGGTGTATTCCCTGTACTCAAGAAATTTTTAAACTTTACTGACTTAAACTTAATCATTCAACTTCATTAGCCTCTACATACAACGACTTCAACAGTCTATGGAGTTTTTTCTTATTCAATGCCTTACTATCAATCTCATCCACATAACGCTCCAATAATGATAATGTATCTTCTATTTCTTCCAAACTGGTATCTGCTATAGTATCTGGATCAAGGTCACTGAAATCCTCAACAATCTTTAGCTCATAAAAATTACCTTCAGCATAACACCTGTCTACAAATCTATCAAAGGTATAAAAATCTGACTTATTGATTACTACAATCTTTACATAAGAGCCTTCATAAGGAGATAAGTCCTTCTCCAATACATTCTCTTTTGTATCATCATAATAAATTTTCTGGAATAATTTATATGGGTTCTCGTAAAACTTAAACTCTCTTGTGTCTGTATCAAAAATATGAAAACCTTTTTTAGTTTGCCAATCTGCCCATGTTATTTCATACGGAGCACCAACATATCTGATATGCCCGTCATCACTCTGTAAATGGAAATGCCCGGAGAATACACGCTCAAATCTCTTAAAATCATCCTTCTCTAAACCTGAATCATTAACAACACCATCTAACATTTCAGCTCCAACAATAGCCAAATGTCCCATTGCTATATCTGCCTTTGCTTTAGAGATAATTCTTATTGACTTCGCCTTATTATCTGATGCTAACCATGGAATAAAACAAATATTTAAACCATCAAAGTCTACTACCTGAGGTGTGTTCTTATATAAATTAAAAACATATTCAGAACAAGTCAACTCAACCGAATTTACTTCATTGGTACTCTTAAAATAACAATCATGGTTGCCCAAAATAATATGTAAATCTATGCCTTGAACCTTGACTGGCTCAAAAAACATTTCCTTTGCCAACTTCAGTGTATTGAAATTGGAATACTTACGTCTATCAAACACATCACCCATATGAATGATGGTCTTAACATTCTCCCTATCTAAAGTGGGGAAAAAATATTCGTCATAAAATTTCTTTTGGAATTCAGCATATTGTAGGTTGTCATTTTTTCCTTGAAAGTGAGTATCACTTATCAACGCTATTAACATAAAAAATCCTATTCGTCAGCATGGAATACATACTTGTCCAACATTTCATCGAAACTCTGTTGAAAATCTCTTTCATCATCGTGTTTCTGTAAAGCAATTCTATTTTCTATACCAGTTTCTTTCAGTAATTTTTCTCTAATAGATTGCTGTTTCTTTTCTTTTTGAATCCTACGAATAAATGCGTAGTAAATAATCTGTGTAAAATAAGCAAAAGGATTAGTAGAAAAGTTGGGATCAAACTTATCTATATACTGTAAGCAGTTTTCGATACCATCTGATATCATCTCCTCACGGTAAGTATAATTGATAAAGTTAGGACGATAAGACAAATGATTAGCAATCTTCAGGATACACTCTCCTAGATAATTACTAATCTGTGGCTTAGGTTCGCCTTGAGCTTCTGCCTCAGCTATCAATTCTTTTCTTTCGATTATTGCTTCCAAAAACTTCTTGTTATCTACATAATGGTGTTTTTTCTTTTTCTTCTTTGCGGCCATCGGATATTCCTCATTGTACATAATCTCCAAAAAGACCTGTAATAACTTCTACAGCATCCTCAAGATTATCTAATCTCCAAGAAGCATTATGTTGAATGAGTGGATGTTCCATTAGATATTCATCATCTGATACCACTACAAGGGGCTTTCTCAAACCAATAGCCCAACCAATTTCAATCACGGTACCATATGATGGTCGCCGTTCATTCAATTCTTGTGGGAGATAGGCTAGAACCAAATCACACGATTCAGTATCTAACCAATTCTTGGTTGCTATTGCTCTAGGATCGGACCACATTTTTTCTGTGGCACCCGGATCTGTATACCTCATACCCTCTTTTAATGGCTCACAACGGAGTGGTGAAATACCAATAATACCATACGGCAATCGGCTTGTCACCCAATCACGCCATTCATTTGCTTCTTTGTCATCACACTCGGCAATAGGGCCGGCGAGATAGACGGTTTTTCTTAAACTCATATAAAATGCCTACTTTTTATTTTTTAGACACTTATATAATAACACGGCTAAAGTAGATTGTCAAGAGTTTTTATTTTTACTCCAAGAACCGACATCAATAGTTTTTAAATCAAACTCTCGGTCCATATATTTCCATTCTATTTTAACTGGACTAAAGGCCTTTAAGAAGTCAAATACAATCTGTGGATCAAATGGCCCACAAGTATACACATCCATCTGCATCAATGCAGGAGAAACTTCTTCCCATACATGGACAGCAATATGACTGGTCTCTATAATAGCAACTGCAGTTAGTCCTTTGTTTCCCTCAACATCAACATAAGCAAAATGTGGCCCATGTAACAATTTCATGCCAATCTTATCAATCAATTCTTCTATCCATGTAGCCAGAGATTCCCCATCTTTCTCTTGAGGTGGATCATTTACCTCTGCCCTGATAATTATGTGTTTATGTTCTGGTTTTTCCATATTAAGAATCTTCATCTGTACCTAGTTCAGCTTCTATTAATGCCTTCACAAAAGCCTGTGGTGAAATCTCATTCTTTACGGCAGATATAATAAACTCAGCTAAATGAATCTCTTTTTCTATCCAAAACTTCTTACGTTGTAATTCTTCTAATTGAGAATTATAAAAATCTAACTCTTTTTGCTTACGGACCTTTTGCTCTATGATATCCGTGATAGAAATTATATTCAAACCTTTTTCCATTTATGCTTGACTTATATATTTTTATATGGTATAATATACAGCAGTGTTTGAGCCAAAGATAGGTATAGCACTCAATGAAGAATCCTTTTAGTAGGTTGGTGTGTTATTCTAGCTTCTACATCTTCCTCATTCAGTTCATCAAACAGCTCTTCCATCTCCATTTCTCCATCAGAAACTCCAAGTAAATCACGAACCCTTCTAGCATTTTCTTCCATCTTCTGTAGAAACTGTGTTTCATCCATGTCATCATCTTTATTTTCTTCTATCTCAGCCTTTACTCTGGAAGATACCATTTTATAATACAATAAGATTTCAGGTGCTAGATCACCAAAAGCCATTATCTTTTCTTTATCTATAATAAAACTGATATCTTTAGTAAAATTAATCCAACGCTCTAAACCAGTATGCTCTACTACATGACTAGTCTTATCCGTAATAGTAGATTTTACTATATTCATCGGACATTCTATTACAATAGCGTTATCAGATTCCTGTAGTATTTTACAGAGAACCGAATCCCCATTCACCATTTTTAGTATTTTGTATGGTGTTGCTTGTGTTTCAATATTTGCTATTTCTTCCACGGTTTATTTATCTCTTTAGTGTTACCTGGACAATATCATATGAAAAGTCCTGTTCAGCATATATTTTTATTCTTTCTCTAAAATGCTTAATTGTGTAGTTATCTCTACCATTATACACTAAATCATCCGCTAAGTCAAACACTTTTAGAATCTCCTTATCATCTGAAGTCCTTAGTCCTCTACCTATTGACTGTAGGACTTTTATTTGACTACGATAAGGTGAGCCAAACACGATGTTATGTAGTCTTTTGATGTTGATACCAGTAGAAAATACACCATAAGATGCTAACACGATAATGTCATCACCAGACTCTACCAATTGACGCACCTTCTCTCGGTCGTCTACAGGTGTCTTACCATACACCATATAAACTTCTCTATCTGTGGTTGAGAGGAGCTCTTCCAGCAGCTCTAATTGTCTGATAAAACGACATAGCACCAGAGTGTTGCCTTCCTGAGTAGATGCCAGTTTAGATATGAATTTATTTCTGGACTCATCTTCAGCTAGAAATGCTACTTCCTTTTCATAAGGCATAAGAAATCTTTTACTTTGGTGGTGTTTCAATACCAGACATTGTATGTTTAGATTGGATAAATGTTTATCTTCTATCAACTGGCTGGTGGTTGTGACTTGTTTATGTACCGCAAACAAACCCTCTAATACTAATCTGTGAACCTCTGTGCCATCTAATGTGCCTGTGAGCCCAATACGATATCTACAATGGTTCAGTTTGGTCATAATGCCGGTCAATGACTTTGCCTTAGCTAAATGAGCCTCATCAATAATCACAGCACCAAACTGACTGAAGTATTTTTTATCCAGTTTGTAGATGGATTGCCACGTGGATATGATAACTTCTTTCTCTGTTTCTTTATCTGAACCTGCATATAGCTTATGACAATGTTTATCTGGAGTCCAACCATAATCAGCAAAATCTGTATACATCTGCTCGACAAGATTGGTTGTAGGTACGACTATCAGTACCCGGTTATTGCCTGGGATACCATTGGTGAATATGAGGTAGTCTATGTAGTGCCTGACCAAGGCATAAATGATAAATGATTTACCTGAACCAGTAGGAGATAATATCAGTGCTCGCTCATTCTCTATTACATTGAGTATGGCATCTATTTGATATTCTCTTGCCTTGAGGTCACCCGTTTGTAAAGACCTGATAAACTTTGTCGCGAGGTCTTTATTAATTTTTGGTGGACGGGTAAGGTTGTCACTGAAGGAGATTTTACATCCTTGCTCCTTGAGATACTTACATACATAAGGTAATAATCCCAGATAGATTTTACCAGTACCAGCAGAATATAGTCTGATTTTTCCGTCCCATATTTTTCGTCGGACGGATGGCATGAATTTCGCTCCCGGCACGGTAAATGTAAAGAAGTCAGATAACTCCTTACTGACTCCAGGCTCACATTTAATCCTGAGATATGCTTCATCAAATTTTTCAAGTATTACTTTTTCCACTATCACTCACCATGCAGAAATTGCTTCCACTTTATGGTGTTGTTTATATGAAATCCTCTATTTGTTATCTCTCGTAGTATTCTTTCCAAATAATCTACATATTGTTTTACATATTCTACTCTCTGACTCTGTTGTTGTAATTCCAAATCAGAGTTGAGGTAGATTCCCACATCAGCTTTGAGTACCTTTATGTCAAAAGGATTTTCTCTATACACCTCAGGCTCAGCTTTGCCTGTATAATACTCCCATTTGGTCCGATACAAAGAATTGTAATCGTCCCGAGCTTTCTTGAGTTGTAAGGAATACTTGGTGTATAATTGCAAATACTTGTTGTGTATCTGCGGAGTCCTGATACTTTCTAAATCCAACTCAGTATCATCTATCCTCAAATCAATATCAATTTGCTTTCGTAATTCTTCAAAGTCCATAATATAAAAAGGCGAAGCAGCCAGAGGTCTCTCGCGCCTTTAATTGCATGCATTTAGCTATAATATACTTCTACTTTAATAATAATATTGTCTAGAAGATTATATCCAATACTGAGGACATACACTGCTTCTATTTTTATTTATACAGATTGTATATCGTACCACTGGTAAGCAAATGTTACTGTACACTCAGCATATGTTGTATCACTTTCTGCTGAACTATAATCCATACCACTCAAATTAATAGGAAAAGCTCGGTAAATAACCACATTAGCTACAGCATTATTCTTGCTGGACATTACGGTCATAAGAATATCAGTATATAAATTAGAATCTGTTGTTGGAAGATTTCTACCCACAGAAGAATTATATACTGATTTTGTATCCATGTTCAAATTGTCCGGCCTTTCCAATCTATTAAACTGATTACGACTAAAAGGGAATCCAATATTCATCATCCAAGCATACAGCTCCATAAGATTTTCTAACTTTTCATCTACCAAAAACGTCATATTAAAATCATCATACTGGAGTTTATCTCCAGACACAGGAGAATCCGTGAATGGTGTGGCTTGTACCGTTTGTCCTAGTGTAACACCAGGAATATTAGCACGCACCACAAACCATTCCATCGTAGGGAAGATAGGCAGATACACTTTAAATTGATTAGTCTGAGCAAAATCAAAAGTTGTGGGCTGCCTCTGTAACGGATTCACATCACCCGTAGAAGGTAAAGTTGATGATTGAGCCATCTAATTATGCCGCGGCATCTTCCTTATAAGCACCAGTGCCGAATTCTAAAATTATTGAATAGACAGAAGCTGTAGTTTTTGCTATCACTATATCACCAGTAGGATCTGTAGCATTATTAGCAATCACTGGAGGATTCTGTGTTAGATTCCAATTTCCATTACCCGAAAACCTTGCTGCTACAGCGTCTGTAGCCCCATCCCAAGTTACTGTAATAGCGCCACTTGCCATAGTCCACATCGCTCTTCGTAATGTAGCTGTTCCGTCGGCCGGCAAACCTGTAAGAGCTGATGCATCTAAATTTGTTGTAGCAGCATCATCACCTTCAACCTTTACGACAAAACTACCTTGTTTTTTATTTCTTAAAATTTGACTTGTACTAGCCATTTTATTTCTCCTTGTTGGTACCCGTAGAGCTTATCATACGGAAAGATACCTTTATTCTTACTATTTATCATTACACCAATCACATACCACTTTCACCATATCATATTTTTGCATCATCTTATCCGCCTGTCGTTGAGCAATTTTTCTTTCATGCTCATTATCATTACGGTTAGGGTCTGCCCGGGCCAATGTAGATTGAACCTTCTTCACTTTAGAATCTAAATAATCAACTTCTGTTATAGACCTCCAGATAATACGCTCGGCCTTTGTAGGAAAATGCTCATAAAGGCATTCTTCACAAATATGTTTATCAGAAAATTTATACATTTTTATAATAAAAAAACCCCAACCGCGGTGGTGGTTGGGGTCCAAAAACTACATCCTTTATAATATTATTATGGCGGACGCTTTTTGTAATAAGACTTCTCTTACATAAGGTTAGCAATCTGAACGCGACGGTAGTACACGTTGGAGTCCCGAGCACCAGCACCATCTGTAGCAGCGGCGGCTTGTGCGAAAGGATTAACCTGCATACCATAACGAGTCTTAAAGCCAATCTTCGGCTGGAAGCTATTCTCACCAACGGCACGCACCATCTGCAACGGCACATACGGGCAATAGAATAAACCAGCATCATATGGAGACGAGCCCTTATAACCAACAACATAGTACTGGAACTCACTCGCGCCAGAACCTGAATAAGGTACGCCCATATTTGTATACGGATCGACATAGACTTTGAAGCGACCATTCAATGTACCAGCGAATGTGTTGCCTGTGGAGTCTACTGTAAGACTGTCAGAAAGACCAGATGTATAATCAAGCAAGCCGGCCATCGAAAGAGCAGAAGCAACATCAGCGGAGCAAAGGATAATATTACCTTTACCACGACGAGTATCACGTGCAATTACGTTGGCATCACGCTCGATAGAGAACATAAGACCTTTAAATTTCTCAACTGACCATCGGCCGTTGGAGTCTGTGTCTAGGTCAAAGATACCGGATGTAGTCGTGTTCTGAGCTGCACCCTGTTTTGAATTGACATAGATTGTACGGACTACTTCACGGTTGATTTCAGCAAGAATTTCAGAACTTAGAATATTAGCAAGTTCTGTTTCTGCGTCCAAACCATGAATGGCTTTCAAGTCCTGAGCAAGTTCCATCGTGTATTCAGCTTTGAGAGCACGGGACTTTGCAGTCACGGTTGCTTTCTCAATACTGAATGCCATCTCTGCGAAAGCATTTGAGGCGGAATCGCCCAGAGCTTCAGCAGCTGCTGTGGTCATGGCCGTGCCAGCACGATAGTTTGCATTAGACATAACTTTTAGTACATCAGAACCCACATGAGTCCCGTCACCAGAAAAGTCAGTATCAGCTTCGTTGAATAGTGCCTCATCACCACCTTGATTGGTATAACGAGCTTTCATTGCAAAGATAAGTCCTGTAGGACCTGTCATTGGCTGAACGCCACATACGTCATAAGCGATAAGTGAAGGCATGGCACGACGGACTAGCGAAATTAGGATCGGATCCCAATTTGCAACTGACGCACCGGTTGCGTTTGTAGGAGCAGCTTCTTTGAGAAATTCGCCATCTTCTCTCATAGCTCGCTCTTGGTTTTCCAGGATTAGTGTAGTAACGGCCCGACGGTAAGCATCTTTAATCTCTGGGAGTTCAGGATGCTCAAGTACTGGCTGCCACTTTTCCTGTAGGTGTTCCGTTTGAAACATTTGTTATTTTCTCCCTATTATGTGTTAAACTTTGGGTGCTGCCACGGCGCGCTTTTCAGTGCGTGTGATAGCAGACAAATAAGCAGCCATTGTGTCGGACACGTCCACATCTTCTGTCGTATCTACTTCGGCTGTATCATTATTGGTTGCTGATTTTTCTTTTGGAAAATATGATTCTTTGATCGTATCGACTTTCTGACGAAAATCTTCCTCGTTCTCGTAATCAACAGTTCCCGCAAGTTCAGCAAACTTCTCTACTTCTGTATCTGCTAGATCAGAAGCAACATCAAGAAGGATCTCATTTCTCTTTAAGGAATTAACTTCCTGTAAAAGAGCCATATTACTTTCGATGGTTTCATTCAACTTAGCTTCTAGTTCATTCACCTGATCGGCGGCTGCGTCTAGAACGTCAAACTGTTCATCGGGAATAGCAACATTATGCTCTTCAAAGAGGGTCTTGAGACCTTTGATAAAGCTTTCAGCGATTTCTGTCTTGAGCTTATGCTCTAGAGCGATTTCGTTCTTCTTCATCCATTCTTCTACTACATATGAAAGGTATGAATCTACCTTCTCTGCGATTGCAGATTTGGCTTCTTCAAGTTCCTTATCAAATTGTGCTTGGTATATTTCGTCAAGATGTTCAATCTCTGCTTGGAGTTTAGCTTTGATAGCTGCTTCAAAAATTGTTGCGGCTTTCTCTTTAAACTCTTCCGAAAGGTCTTCCCCTTCTGTCAGAGCATTAACATCATCAGAAAGATCCATAGCAGAAACACGATCTTCAATCGTTTCCCCTTCTACCATTTCATCTTGGGTATCTTCTTCTTCAGCGATAGCTTCGACTTCTGCGTCCTCATCATGCTCTACTTCTTCACGAGCACCTGATTTCATAGGACCACTTCCGTCACCCATAGCTGACGGAGAAGCGTCTGATGGCTTACCCTTATCGGGCAAGTCAGGAGACTTCTTCGCCTTTTTTGAAGCTTCTTTACCAGGATCAGATTTGGCATCAGGAGAAACAACGGCAGGACCCATATCCTGACGCTCACCTTCCACCTTCTCAGGCGGCATGGCGGCGGCAGCACCTTTCTTGGGCTCGTCTGCAGCTACTTCGGTCAGTTGCTCGTCACCTAATTCTTCTGCGGCGATAGCTTCTAACTCTGTGTTGATATCTGTCATTGTTGGATAACTCCCTGTATTTGTTATTATACTGTATTAGTTATTTATTATTTTCAGAGTTTAGACATGAAGTTTTCAAACACTTTTATGTGTTTTTCTTCTCGGTCTTTAGTCTTTTTACTCAAATCTTTACGATATTCAGCAATATCAACCTCTCTTACTACGCCATTATTCCAAACCCATTCTTTTCCTTCCATAATACCTTCTACAAAAGCAGATGGTGCAGAAGGATCTGCAACAATATCGGCCGCAGTTGCTAGATAAAAATCATCTTTGACAACGTGCATATCTCGTCTTGGTTCTAATGAACCCATACCTCTAGATGAAACACCAAGCTTGGCACCTTCATCTATGAGATTCTTTACAATCTTGCCATAAGGAGTGTCTAGGATTTTAGCCTCACCGATGAAATTCTTTCCATCTGGATAAAGGTCTGTAATCATATGTGACACCCTTTCAAGATTCACCGTAGGTCCATCAGGATGACCTAACTCACCAAAAGCACGATTCTGTTGAATGTACTCTTTGTTGTATCTCTTTACTTCTTTCTCTAAAATTTCCCCAGGATACATCCGATTATTACGGTTTTTTATATCAGCTTGCATAAAGACACCGCGGATTTTATAATTCTTTTTACCGGTGTCACCATCTTCGGTAATATACTCAACAAAACCCATGTGTTCTGATATTAGTTTCATTTTTCTTCCTCTGGTTCTCCTGTTATTCCAGTATCTACGGGCTCATGTGTAACTTCTGGAGTTACTTCATCAAATGCTGTACGGGCGAAATCTTGTTTAATCCCTTCCCATTCTGATGCACGTTTAGCTGCTAATATCTCGTCAAACTCTTTATTAGCCCGAGCAAGGTCACCGTCAATGATAGAACCTATCATATCCTTTGTTGTTTTAGCCATAATATTTATTTCCTTGTTACTATTTATAGGTTTTGTGATTCCGGCTTACCCTTATTTTCGGGCTCATCCGCATCAGGTGGCATTCCACCCTGCTCAGGTGGGTATTCAGGTTCCTGTTCTACGCCTCTAGTTGGATCACCAAATCCACCTTCAGGACCACCCATACCAGTACCGGCTTCTGGATCTATTCCACCTTCAGATTTTTCATTATCAATCTGATTATCAATCTCTTCCATTTCTTCATCGGTCTGCTTCAAGACATTCTTTCTAATCCATTGAACAGAATAATAAGTACCGATATATTCACTCATCAACTGCAATTGCTCTACACGCTCTTTCAGTATCTCAGCATCTTTTAACTCATAGAAATGGTTATCATCATAGAAATCATAAACAACTTTTTCTTTTATCTTATCCCAATCATCTATCGTTATGATACCCTTCAATACCAATTGAGTCTTGAGCATATCTTGGAAGATTTTACTAAATCTTTTTCTCAACTTCTGAATAAATTTAGCAAACTTCACTTCATCTCTTGTGATTTCAGCTGACCGGCCCATATTAAAGCCTGTATCTGTAATCAAACGAGAAGCGGGGATGTTTAGTGAACGATAAAGTTTCTCTTTGAAATAGTTTACGTCTTCCATTTCTCCGAGATTTGTGCCGCCAGGTAGTGTTGTGATTTCTGTACCTCTACCACCTTCTCTACGTGGCAACCAGAAGTCCTCTAACATTGACATTTGGTTACGGTCATCTTTGACTTCACCAGTAGCACCATCATACACAACCTTATTACGATAACGACTCATTACATCTTTCAAATAAGATTCTGCTTTAGGTTTGGGTAGATTACCCACATCAATATAAAAGATACGTCTTTCTGGAGCACGACTGATACGATAGATAACTAACGCATCTTCCATCATTCGTAATTGATTTACAGGCTTGATGGCCTTATGTAAATGACCATACACCTGTTTTGTTGTAGGATTGTAAATGCCTGAGGTGACAAAAGTTACACTGTCAGGAGCAATCTTCAACCCTTGGGAATTTTTTATCTGTGTTTGTATTCCTGTAAGACCAGGATACACACCACCTTCATTAAATAAGTAAAATTCTTGAACTGATTTAACAAGCTCAATACCATCCTTATTATTTGTACCTTTGTCCTTTTCAATTACACGAACCTTTTTAATAAATTTAGGATCAATGTAACGGACTTCGGTGATGCCTTTTCGAGCGGAATTTTGTTCTACTAACTTATGATAATAGATACGTCCGTCAATATACCACCGTCTAAAGATTTCGTGTGCTTTATCTTTCCATTCCAAAAGCCGCAAAATCTCATCAAACTCTGCAATGACTTTTTTCTTTACAGAGGATGATAAATGGACTAGGTCCAAATTAATTTTTACTGAGGTATCTGTTTCGTCTGAAGTGATAGCCTCGCATACAATATCTTCCAACGCCTGATCACACTCAGGTGCTTCAGCTGTTGAACGATATTTACGAATCAGGTCCCAGTCATTCTTTGCTGCTTTATCCAGGTTTAGGTACTGACTAAAAAACCCGGCACCACCAGCAATATCTAGTGTACCTTCCTCGTCGGATGGGGCGACAAAGCTTTGCGCCTTGCCGCCCGTCTCCTTCTTTTTCTTTATCTCAAATCCAAATAGTTCTGCCATAACATAACTATTTATACATAATATAAAACATTATTTCAAACTAAGCTTTCAATTATCCTTGAGGATCA